TGCAATTACAATACAGCCTGAATCATGGCGTATGGGCAAGGTAATTAAAAAGCTGTAGTTACGTTGAAACCTGAGAGAAAATTGTGGCTAGATTTGAAGAAAAATACGCCAACAATATGTTGGAATCGTATTGAAAATTTGGCAGTTCCAGGGCTTCCTGATGTGCTTGGATATAATAAACACCAACAGTTTTTTACAGTTGAGCTGAAAGTAACACGCAGTAATAAAATACGCTTCTCACCACATCAAATTGCCTTTCACGTGACACATCCTAAGAATACATTTATCTTGGTAAAGTCTCTCGCTACTAGCGACTGGAAACTTTACGAGGGAAAAGATATCAGAGAGCTTGTCGCTTGCGGCTTGAAGCTTGATGCTTGCTGCTCTGGGCTTGCCGCTTGTTGCTTGAAGCTTGCTGCTTGCGGCTTGTAGCTTGCTGCTTGGCGCTCTGGACAAAATGCTGAGTGTTCTGGTTATGCAGGGCGGATACATCTACAGTAAAATTTAAATCAGTTGCGCGCTTCTTAGTGCTGGCCATACGCTACATTCTTTACAGCAGGATCCCAGCAAGATCTACAATCTTTACATTCGTTACCTTGCCTAGGGGCAGGGCATGTCGACCCGGTTGTAACGACTGTTGAAGTTGTAGGCCATGAGCTGGGCGCCTGCTTATTCACCATCGGAGCCGAAAATCTTATTACAAGATTATCAGGCTTCAACGAAAGGAAGGCTTTCACCCACGCCTCGCGTGTCGGCATCCAGTGCTTAACGGTTGGCGTAAGTTTACAGACAGCGAATATTTTTAATAGATGGTCTTCGTCCTGCACATCGCCGGAGTCATGCCATCTAAAGTATTTTGATTTTTTTGAATTAATTATTGTTGACATTGCGCCTGTCCAGAGTGGATGGCGTATAGCTGCCAGCCGCTTGTATTGCGCATCCTGTACAACTTTAAAAACATAGCAGCCTTTCAGTGCATAACAATCATAACAAACTGAACCAGGGATCTTGACTAGTTTAGATCCTGTTTTGCATTCCTTAGCTGGGAGACCGTAGGCCCATCCAGGCATCTTGCTTGGCTTGGATAGGCTTCCGGTAATCTGCAACGCTTCTTTAACCGTAAAACTTTTGTTGCTTTGCATAATTTTTTTGATCCATTTTTAATAATTCTAGAAACGTCCTCACAGCTTCTTGTGACCTGTGCCCATCGTCTCCCGTTACTATGTTAACAGCTGTAATCATTCTCTCTACAGCGTCTGCGATTGTTATTGTTTTTTTGTCTGTCATATGTCCTACCTTTCTAATCTCATAATATCCTATAGCTTGCCGCTTGTCAAGCTTGGCGCTTGTGGCTTGGCGCTCTTCGCGTAAGTGGAGGTGCACACACAAACACTAATAACGCCAGGTCACTTGTTGCTTGGCCAAACACACTGAAGCCCAGCGGCAATTGTTTACCGGGATCCCAGGGCTTAAGAGTAATTAACTCTGTGCTTGACCCCAGGTCCTACTACCGAAATGCATTTCGTATCGTCATACAAATAGCAGGACCAGGGCTCAAGCTTGACCCGCGAACCCCCTACAAGTGTTGCAACACACGGACCTCTAAGTGAAGAGGGGATTCACGGCTCAAGAGAGGTGAGAGAAACAACCTTAAAAGGCCTACCTTACTCTCACCTCTTGACAGATAATATAATATAGGATATTCATATTGTCAAGCATAAAAATAACGAAAGGAAATAATATGCCAAAAACTATGACGAAGTATCAACTAGACCACTTCAAAGAAAAGGTAAGAAGGAACTTCAACCCTTTAATTGAAGAACAGGAACTGTTGGTAAAACAATATAGAGCTGAAGCAACTGAAAAGATTGTAGGTAAGCTCGCAAAGAAAATGGGAGCTGACAAAATACTTGCTGACTTCAAGAAGGCGGAAGATCAACTGAAGGCGGTAAGAGAAAGAGCCAGAACCTTTTTCAAAAAGAAGGTGGAACAAGATAAAGATAAAGACCTTAATTACAATTTAAGAAATCAAGAGGAAAAGATATCACTTGATGATTGTAAAGAGCAACTAACAGACTGGGCAAGAGACCTTGTTGATAGAGAGATAAGAAGATTGCCTGAAGGCATGAAACTTAAACAGCTTGAGGACTTGAAACAAAAAGCTATTGATACAGTTATGGAAAGCGGAACACCTGACGAACTTATCAAGCTACTCGACGCTACAACCAAGAAGATTGGAATTGCGTGGGTTGTGGATACTTCCAAGATAAAACAAATCTCATCAAATTAACTATTGACTTGTAGGGGATAGTAATATATTATCCCCTATAACGAAAGGCAGAAAATGAACTCACTATACGAAGACGGCGCTAGGGCACAAGAACAAACAGACTTTGTTGTATCGTGGTACGCGAAGAAATATAACAAGGTTATATTTAGAGTTGGCAACTTAAATAAAGAGGGTTGCAGAACATGGGAACAAGGGGGCAAGAAGTATATGTGTTTTTGGGACACAGTATTAGAGAGATATACAACTTGTATTGACCCAATGATAACATATAAACGAAAGGTATCATGATAGAATTATTAAGTATTATATTTGTGGAAAGCCCTCTTGGGCTTTCCCTTATTTTTATAGTAGCCCTGATTGCTTTGGGGATAGAAGGTTATAGGTCTTCTTGACAGAAGGTATGAAGTAGGATAGTATAGGACTATGACAGAACAGAAAATAAAAGCAACTAACCCATACTCAGGACAATCAGCAATGTTAACTAGAGATGAATATATAGTTTACACAATGGTTAAGAAGTTCGAAGAGATGGAAGAATATGATTTAATGCAGGAAGGTTTATCTAAGTTTAGTAAGATGAACCCGAAAGCATATATGACTTTACTAGATTAGTCATGGGTGTAGGGCGCCCCTTCGGGGCGCCCTGCTTACCTCGGCCCTTCGGGCCTCGGGCAACGAGCATAGAGGTACCAGGGGCATTGCAAATTCCAAACAAATAAAATAGTATAATACACATATAGGTTGTAGGGGTCCCATAGATATACCCTTTATGCCAAGTTTTAGATATTTATGACAAGAAAATACTTGCTAGGTTTCAAAATTAATCCTAAAAAATTTTGCAGAAAATTTTTTTGAAATGAAAATAGACTTAGAAAAGATAAAGAGATTACCCCCTGATATAAGAAAAGAGTTCATGAAGACCTATCTTCAGTTCACTGAAAAGAAGAAAGAGGCTGGTATCAGAGACGACTTTATGAAGTTTGTAAAACATGTCTGGCCAGATTTTGTTGAAGGATCACATCACAAGATTGTTGCTGAAAAATTTAATCAGATAGCCGAAGGCAAAATTAAAAGGCTGATTATAAACATGCCGCCTAGACATACAAAGTCCGAGTTCGCTAGCTACTTGCTGCCCGCTTGGATGGTGGGTAGAAACCCGAAGCTCAAGATCATTCAATCCACTAACACCACGGAGCTATCTGTTAGATTCGGGCGTAAAGCAAAACAACTCTTAGATAGTCCTGAGTATCAAACCGTTTTCAAAACAAGACTTAGAGAAGACTCACAAGCTGCAGGTAAATGGGAAACACAACAAGGCGGCGAGTATTACGCAGCTGGCGTCGGCTCCGCGATTACAGGTCGTGGTGCGGATTTACTTATCATCGATGATCCACACACCGAACAAGATGCCATGAACAGAGATGCTATGGAGAGAACTTTTGAATGGTATACATCAGGTCCTCGTCAACGTCTCCAGCCAGGCGGATCTATTATTCTGGTTATGACAAGATGGAATACAAAAGACTTGACCGGTTGTCTGTTAGGCGCGCAGCGAGAAGCCAAAGCAGATCAGTGGGAGATCATAGAGTTTCCAGCCATCATGCCAAGCGGTAAACCCCTATGGCCAGAGTATTGGAAGTTAGAAGAACTAGAAGCAGTGAAAGCATCTACAGGTGTCCAGAAATGGAACGCTCAGTATATGCAAAACCCAACGTCAGAAGAAGGAGCTATTATCAAAAGAGAATGGTGGCAGCCATGGGAAGAGGATTTTATACCTGCACTAAAGCATGTCATACAATCTTACGATACAGCGTTCGGCAAGAAACAATCAGCCGACTACTCAGCAATCACGACTTGGGGCGTATTTTATTTAAACGATGATAGTCCTGCAAGTTTGATATTATTAGATGCTAAGAAAGGCAGATACGATTTTCCAGAGTTAAAACAAGTTGCTTACGAGCAATGGAAGTATTGGGATCCTGATACGGTTATCATAGAGGCCAAAGCATCAGGTCAACCTTTAACAGATGAGTTAAGGAAGATGGGTATACCCGTCGTCAACTTCTCTCCGTCTAAAGGAAATGATAAGCATACACGAGTAAATTCTGTTGCACCTTTATTTGAAAGTGGTATGATATGGGCTCCGAACCAGGAATTCGCTGAAGAAGTGATTGAGGAATGTGCGGCTTTTCCATTTGGTGACCATGACGATTTAGTTGACTCAACAACTCAAGCCATCATGCGATTTAGACAGGGTGGTTTTATATTGCATCCTGACGACGAAAAAGACGAGGTACAAACTCAAAGGAAAAGGACTTATTACTGATGTTAAAATTACTAGTAGCTTTATTTGGAAAAGACTACGTCAACAGAATGATTGGCACGGGAACTAATGTATCTAAGCCTATTAAGTTTGATAAGAACAGTCCTTTCAAATTATATTCAGATTCAGCTTTCAATGATCCTGACGTTTTAAAATTTATAGATAAGAAATTAGCAGAGTATGGACCTTATGCATTGTCTAATAAAAATGCTACAGAGATTGCCAACTTCGAAGCTAACGCTAAGAGAGCTTTAGAAGCTAGAAAACCAAAAGAGAGTCAAGTTAAAAAAGCAGCTGAGGCTATGTTTGGACCACTTGGAAAATCAGATAAACCTGAAGCAGAGATCGTTGACATTGCAACACAAAAACCTGTTGGTGAAAAAGGTATTGCAACTTTAAAATCTGAGGTAGGTTTACCTGAAGGTGTAGAACCAGGAAGTTTAGCAGACAGAGCCATCAAAGACTCTGCTCAATATAAAATGGATCAGCAAGGTGTAAAATCTTTATTAGATGAAGACTATGTGCCACCAAAGACAACTACACTAGATGAAGATGAAATTGCAGAAATGAATTTAAAAAAAGATATTGCTAAATTAACGGAGCGAGAAGCAAGAGCATACAGTGCTAACATAGAATCTTATAGACGACCTATCATTAGACAGATGCTGTTAAAAGATACTAGAATAAATTTATCTGATGATGTTAGAAAAAGTTTAGAAAACAAAGATGATCTACAAAGAGGAGCTGATCCTAAGATGGACCCTTTAAGATTATTAGATGAATACTATGATGTTGATTTTAATAAGTTAGATGAGTTAGAAGAAATTAGATTTACAGCAGGCAATGAATTTGAAGCAGCTGATGAGTTTCTTCAAAAAGGTGGACTAGAACCTAAAAAACCTCTTGTTAGAGAATCTCTAGACGACGAAGCAGTTGAGATGGAAGAGACAAAAGATCTTGGAGATAAATTAAAAGATTTACCTGATGACATTGATCCAGATGCTTTAGCTGAAGGTGGTAGACCTGGTAAAGGTATAGAATATTTAATGGGGTTATAACATGGCCTCTGAATTATTAAAAAATAAAACCTTAATACAAAGATTAAAAGAAGATAAAGTTCCTGTTTTTAATTTTGATTTAGCTGGCTCAGCATTAGATTATAATATTGAATCAATTGAAGAAGAACTTCTACCAAAAGAAAAACCGCAAGAATTATTTGATGAGAGAGATAGATTACGAATAGAATCTCTTGAACAATCCTTACAAGATAACAAACCTTTCTTGATGGACGAGTCTGTAGATTTTATTAAGAGAGAAAATTTTAGTGATGGGGACAGACCTGTTGATATAGCTAGAAGATCAATACCCTTTACAGAGGAAACGTTTGAAAAAATAGATGAACTTTTAAAAGACCCAAAAATAAAAACTTATTCTGATTTAGGTAGAGCGTTAGGTTTAAATATACCAGAACCAACTGGCGTTAGAGGTAAAAAAGGACCAGGCACACCACTTTCAAAAAGGAGCGGTCTAATAAAGGCGTATGAAAAGTCTCGAGGAAAAATACCAGCTGATAGATTTAAATTAGGAACAGCTTATGCAAGAGGTCAAAAGAAAGTAGAGGATGTTTTAAAACTTCAAGCTGATGGCATGTCTACAAATGCAATAGCTCAAAAATTAAAAATGGATAGAAGAAACGTAAGAACAATTTTTCAAAAATTTAGACCCGATGCTATAAAAGATCCCACACCAAAAGCAGATGATCCAACTACCACAATAAAAACTAGAGCTTCTGCAAGAAGACAAAAAAGAGAACAAGAAGCTTTTAAAAAGGTAGGAGAAAAAACAACGAATCAAACTAAAAAAGTTATAGACAGAATAAAAGATAAAAATGCCGATATTTTAAAAATGTCGGACGCTGAAATACTAAATGATCCTAAAATTAAATACTCAATGAACATAGATGCTACAGGTTTAAAAATAGGTGAACCAATTAAATTTAATAAATATGCAGATCTTTCTGACAAAGAGTTTGTTAAAAAAGTTAAAGAAAAAGCAAAGAATAAATTGTTCTATACACCAGAGCATATCTCAGAAGTAGCAAAAGAAAAATTAAA